ATTTCCAGATGCTTGTCCTTGATTCAAATAACTCCAAGAATAATTATAGCCAAGGATTGTCATACCACTATTTCTCAATGCTTCATTAAATGCATAAGTGTAAGCAGCAGCTGATTGAGTATAACCAAAATATATTGTATTGGTGCTGGAGTTATATCCAGGCTGATTACCACCAGAGTATCCACCACCAGTCCCAGTATATGCAGTTGTTCCTGTTGGAGTACTATATGGAGCACCAATTAAATTTGGTGATTGCATTGGAGTTTGTGCGTTGACTGAACAGGTTCCGAATCCTGCTATCAAAAACGCAGCAAGAACAGAAACTAACTTCATAAATTAGTCCTGACTCTTGACTTTCTGTGGCTGACGCTTTGGATCTGCTGCCCAAATCTCTTTGGCATTCTCGCCGATTTTTCCATCAACTGGGCAAGGAGTTCCTGCGTTCATCATTGCTGAGAATACACGTTCATCTTGACACATAATGGAAACTGCAGCAACTTTCATGCCCATGTCGTAAATACCACGAGCGAGTTTTAATCGTTCACAGTTTTTATCAATCATGGTAGAACCAAAGCTGATACCTAAGATTTGAGTTTGTGCTGCGCCTGATACACCTACTGCGCATACATCGGAGTTGATAACAGTAACTGCTGGTGCAACAGCAGTTGGGGGTGGGGACTTAACTGTAGTAGTGCTAGTAGAGTTAGAGTCTGTCGTGCTTCTTGAAGTCGAGTCAGTTACGATGGGATCTGCCATCGCTGTAGATGTAGCCATAACAAAAAGCACCGCTGTAGCGATCTTCTTGTACATTTGAATTACCTTTTTTTATATTGTTATTGGAATCCATAACCACAATGCTTGAGACATTAATATTGCGCCAATACTGCCGACGGCAACGCTTGCTTTAAACATATTCGCATTAACTGCTAAAATACTTGCAGTTAATAAAACAATTGCAATTTGCAGTAATGAACCAGCGTAGGTATACCAAGGACTACGTGATTTTGCTACTGCTCTTTCTGCTTCTAATTTCCTCGCTTTAGCGAGCAACTCTTTTTTACCTTCACCAGTTGCTGGGTCGCTTTCATAACGATCAATTTTTGCTGCCAGTACCTTTGCCTTTTTCATATCATTTGAACGAACTGCATCATCATAAGCCATCTCAGCCAAAGTTCCTTTTATAGACTTTGCTTGAAAAAACGCATAGGTATTGTTAGCGTCAATAGTATTATTTAAAATTTTGCTGGAATTTGAACCACCAACTAACGTGTTGATTGCCAGTAATGCTGCTAAAACGCAGATTACCATTCCCGCTTTGTCTTTGATTTGTGCTTCTCTCTCAGAACGAGAGAGTGGTTTTACTTCTTTGATTTCTTCTGCCATTTAAAATCCCCAACAAAGTTATTATTATAATTTTATTTAGGAATAGTCGGTTTACCGACGTCATAGTCGGTTTAACGACTATTTTTCTTTTGCAGTTCATCAACTTCTTTTTCAATGGTTTTAACACCAATGCTTGAAAATACTTCTTTTGCTTTATTCAGAAAGGATTGGGTCTTTTCTGGTAATGATTCGTCACGCTTTTCTAACCGATTATATAGATTTGGTTCCCAATCTTTAGTTTCATCAACAGTTATATTTAATTCCTCATCAGTAACTTGCGCTGGCGTATAACCAGCAGTAATATGTTCAACTAGAGTTTCTTCTGGTTTAATAGTAACGTGCATTTCTTCCCATACTGGAATTTCATCTGACAGATTAACTTTAATTGGTTCAATTATTTCTGTTTGGTTAATTTCGTCAGGTACAGGTGGTAACTCGCCCTCATCAATAAAAACTTCTTTTGGTTCTATTTCTTCTCGTTCACGTTTTTGTTGCCAGTTTGCGGCAACTAATAATAAAACTGCCAGTGGATCAAATACCAACACAATCATAATGATAACCCATCGAACTGCTTTTTCTAATACATCAGTCTCTGGATTATCACCATATAATAGTGCCGCAATATATTTTATCGGACCGACTTCGGCTTCGACTTTCCTGACTTCGCTGGCGATTGGCGCACGTTCTTCGTTGAACTTGGCGATCTTGGTTTGCGCTGCACCGATTTCGTTGAGGATTCTGGTTCTATCTTTTTGCTGGGCTCTTCTAATGGCAATGGAGCGATCGGCTCCACTGGCTTCGGTTGTTCTGCTGAGGGTTTGATCAACTTGAGCATCGAGTTGAGTAAGTTCTTTACGATTTGCATTTATGTTCTCCTTTTCGGTTTTAATCTTCTCATCAATTAATGCCAATTTGGCAGAAACATCACCAGTTGGTATTGCTTGATCCAAGTGTGCCTTTGATAGATAACCAAAGATACCCATTGAAGTTAACATCATCAAAATAATCAAAGACACAGTAAAGTATGATTTCATCAATACTGGGACTTCTTTCCAATTGCGATACAACCATGAGGCAACTACTAACTTTGATGCTTCAAGTAGTGAGCCCATGATGAAAATAGGAATGGCTGCAGCTGCGAAAATGGCAACCAATCCCATGATAGAATAATAAGCAGCACAAGCCGATAACGCTAATGCTGTTCCGAATAGTAGATATGTCATAACTTGTTTTTAATATGAGAACCATGGACTCGGACAGAAATCTGTCCATTATAATAGTCATCTGATTCTAATACTTTTCTCCCGAATTGCTCTCGTGCTTCAACATACGAACACTCAGCTTTTGATTTACAAAAAAATAAAATCTCTCGAGTAAAGTTGTCCTTACCCAGAGACTCTATATCTTTATTTAGTTCTAAACTTGAACCATAATATTCCATCCAATCAGAATCTATCTTAGACTTAATTTTCTTTCTTTTCTTAGTTCCATTTTTTAACTTAACCATCTTGTAAGTAGTTTTAGAAAATTTTGATAACTTCTTACCGATATACATGCGACTGTTGGCTTTGTTCGTAATTAAATAAACAAAGCCAACGCAATCTTCAGGTAACTCTTCAATGAGTCTATTATCATATGTCCACATAGGACATATTTATCTACCAAATATTTGTATAGTTTCTCTGATTGGTGCAACTGATGATGTATTAAAAACTGTATGTTCAATTGGTGGTTCAATTAAGATCATTTTATTGAACTCTGGTTTTATACATTTAATTTCATCATTTTTTTTGTAAGCAAAATAACCACCCCAATCATCATCCCAATACTCATTAAGGTATATTGTTGCTCCAAACTTAGCATTGTTATCAGCATGCCAAGGAATATAACTTCCTCTTATCCAACCATACCACATACATTTGAATTCAGTATGTGATGGTAAAAGTAGTTTTATCTCAGAAATAATTCTATTTGATAGATGTTGGTTTAAATTTTTTATTAAAACTGGGTTACTATCTTTAATAACTTCATCACCCCAATTAACATAACTATGGTGAAATTCTCCTGTTTTACAAACTTCTCGCAAAACTTCCAATAGAGAATTTGTTAGGACATTATCAAAAGATACAATGTCACTCATCTTCTTCTAAATCTTCTTCTTCATATATGTCAGCTGAGCATAATGGACAGTAAACAATATCCTCAAAATTGAAGTCGTCACCCTTTACTGTAATCTTTCCTTCTGCATCGCAGGATTTACATTGAAATTGTTTTACTATCATTTTTCTACCTTCATTAGTAGTTTTTTATTTTCTAGCCTTGCTGTCCCACGTCTAGTGCCATATACGTATACCTGTGTCCAAAGTTTAGAAAATGGTAATATCTTTTCCACCCACCAATCAAATGATTTTAGTGTAACATGAGCATTTCTTCCATCAGACAAAAATGTATTGGCTGGTATATTACAAATACCAAAGTACACTGCAGTATCTGCTTTACTGTAAAGTTCTTTTAAGAAAGTATCAAGATCTTCCTCAGGGATATGTTCAAGAACATCAGTGCAAATAACTAAATCGAACTTACCCTTTGGAATTTCACTGAATTGATTGACAGCAGGGTCATACATTGCGGGTTGAATGTTTCTAAAATACTCTTCATGGATTTTTTCTTCACTATATTGTTTACCTTTACCGCATCCATAATCCAACATAGTTTTTATATTAAACATATCAATAATATCTTTGATAGATTGAGCATGTAATATCAGAGCAGATCCATTATAAACATCTTTAGTTTCATGGATCTCTTTGTATAATTCTATCATGCTGCTTTGCCCCATACGTCATTCCAAGAACCAGACAAAGCACCTTTGGCATAATCAGTAACACGAGTCTCAAAGAAGTTTCCGTGTACTGGTGCATTGATCATTTCTTCAACCCATGGCAGTGGGTTGCGTTTAACTTTGTAGATACCTTTCATACCAAGACTAATCAATCTACG